CTTGCCCATAATTTGGTCGTACACTGAAGTAGAACCTGCAGGAACCATCAAACCTGTGATAGTACCGGTTGCAGTTGCAGCAGTAGTATTTAAACCACCACGCATTGTTGGGTCGTTAAGGTATTTCCAATCAGACTTGTAGAAGTCATAACCTCTACGGAATCCTGTGAAACCTAAGTTTAACGCCATATCAACATCGTTATCGAAAAGACCGAATGAAGCTGATTGAGCAACACCACCTGAAGTGTAGCCGTTCAATGTAGCCAACATATTGTCAATATCGAAACTTAATCCACGATTTACGAATACAACGTTCTCTTCGATAGCACCTTGCTTATCTAAACGAGAAACGATAGAATCCCAATCGCTTAAAGTTGTTGGAGTACCACCACCCCAAACGTTACCACGGTTGTTTACAACGTAGAAGATACCTTCAGAACCAATGTAACCTGCAGTAGCAGCACCTGAAGAAGATGCAGCCGGAACAGCTTCAATCATTGAAGTCTCTAAGTAATCTTCAAAACGTAAACGAGTCTCGTGCTCAGACTTTAAATACCAAAGGTATCCTGTAGCACCATTCTCAGTTGTAACTTCTACCCATCCGATTTGAGCCATATCAGAACCGTTAACCGCATACTTATCTTTGATGATAATAGGGTTGTTAGAGTAGATGTCATCTTCTGATTCTAATGAACCAACCATTCCGTTAGTTCCTTTCTTGAACTCAGAACCGTAAATGAATACAGTACATTGAGTAGAAACTGCGAATGCTTGACCTGCAGTCTCATAGAAAGCTACTGTGAAAGTAGTTGCTGAAGGAACTGCTGTTACGATAGCCTTGTTGTAAACACCTGAAGTGTTGTTTTGAATCATCAAAGTTTGTCCAACACGGATAGCGATGTAAGTCACGCCTGAATCAGCTACAGTGAAAGTTGCTGTTGAAGCACCTGCTGCTGCTGCTGAAGTACAGTTTGTGTACTTAATGTGTAAACGTCCTTGCTCAGCCCATTTGATTTGGTCAGAGTTAGACGGCATCTCTGCTCCTACCATACGTAGGAAAGATGCGATTGTTCTATTACCATAACGCTCAAATTCTTTCTCGTATGTATCAGGAAGATACTGATTCAAGAAGTTGAAGTTGGTAATGTAGTTTGTCTGCAAAGCCACCTGCTCAGCACTTGGCTGTAATTGGTAGGTAGGGTTGCTTAAAAGTGCATTTGCCATTTTTAATTAGTTTTAAATTTTTTATACTCGTTTTATACTGCGAATTTTCAGGTTTCGTCCTGAATCAGGGTTTATCGCTTTCACCTGCATTCCATCTGTTGATTTGCCAACTTCAGGGGCTTTACGCTCCGACATATTGATGTTCTTGATTTTACGAGTAACATCATCGGTGGCATCAGCTAATCCTTGTTCATAAAAGAACTTGGCAAACTTATCAGGATGCATTGCTATCGACAAGGACCTATGATAGCCTGCTGCGTCTTTCATCAAACCTTGGTCATCCAAGAACTTATTGATAAAGTTCTGTGGAGTTGCTTGGTTCTTTTTCAACTCATTGGCGTCTCCCGGAGCAAACGTGAACTTCTTGTCATTAACACTAAACTCAAAACCTTTGAACTCATTGCTAAAAACATCATTCGTCTTTTGGTCAAACCATTGACGTTTACGAGTGTTCTCCTCTTCTATGGTCTTTGCCTGTTGGGTATATTGCTTATAGCTTTCGTATATTTCCTTTTCTCCATCGGGGATAAATGCCGTACTTGACTCAAGGGGCATTTTGTATTTCTCCTTCTGAGAATTAAAATATTTCTTGGCTTCAGCAAGAACTTTCTTTTTTGCGATTTTTGCTTTCTTTACGGTTGACTCATCATCCAACTCCTCGTCAAATTTGTAGTCATCCATCAAAGCCTCGATGTCATCACTATCGAGACCCTCCTGCGTAGCAGTTAGGTATTCTTTAAGAAGTGCGTCAGGATTCATTGTATCAAAGTCCTTCTTTAATTTAAGGAAGTCTTCGAAACCACGCCCTGTCTCTTTCTTGTATTTCATATAAGCAGCTACATCTTCAGGAAGAGCCTCATTGTTTTCACGTTCGGCTACTAAATCATCTAATGAGTTAATCTGCTTATTATATCTCTTACCAATATATGAAAGAACGTCTTCATCTTTTAAATCAATTGCTGCAGGTGCAGGGTCTTGATTATCATTATTCGGTTCCGGGTCATTCGCTTTTGGCTCAGGGTCCGGATTGTTATCTTGAGTTAACGATTGCTCGTGCTTATCAAGTAATTCTTTTTCTACTTCTTGAACACTCTTCGGTTCAATTATGTCTAATGCTCTAACTTTAAATTCCATTTGATTTGATTTTATTTATACAAACTTATACAAAAATTTTGACATTTTTAACGAGGCTCAAATTCCGCTAAGTCAAACCCATCCAAACTATCCTCGTTTGATTCAAAACTCATTGGAGGAAGATTGTTCTTTCTTTGATTAATTAACTTAGATTGCTCGGTGTTTTGCTGACTAATTCTTTTCGCTTTTGCGTCTTCTTTCATCTGCTCTCTTGAAGTTAAATCGCTCATCTCCATACCACGTAACTGCATATTGTACTCAAACTCCTCACGCATCAACTGAGACTTAAGCATTGCTTCGTTCTCAGAACGCTGCATATCAAAAGCTACCTCAGCTTGCTTAACCTGCATCTTAGACCTTGTCTCCAACTCAATTTTTTGTAGTGCGGTTTGAGAAGCCATCTGCTGAGCCTGCAATGCCTGCTGAGCAATCATTGCTTGTTTCTGCATAGCCATCTTCTCCTCACGCTCTTGAGTCTTAATACGCTTCATCTTCAGTAATTGGTTCGCAAGTTTAATGTTGCGAATCTCACGGATGTCAATAGCGTCTTCAAGATTAATATCACCTTTAGATAATGCCATCTGAATGTTCTGCTCAAGCTGTGCTTTTTGCTCTTCATCAGGAGAAATCTCAATAAAAATACCAAAGTCATAGATATACAACTCCTTAATCTCATCTAAGATTGACACGTTGTATTTACCAATTTGGTTTGCAAACTCATCTTTAAAGTCAGAATACTGAAGAATATCACCTACTCTATAAGTAAGAGCCTCAGCTAATGAACGATAAATGTACAAAGAACCATCAAGGATATGTCTTGTAGCTGTATTAGAGTTTAATGCAGCCAACTTTTGTAGACCAACTAATGCATTTGGGTCAGGAGTAGAACCATCACGTGCCTCGTTAAGACCGGTCACTGACCTAATCATATCAATGTAGTGGTTCATATTTGTAATCAACATCTGCGTTTTAGCTGCACCTGAGTTAGATGTAAGCTGAGTGATAGGCACTCTTGCATTGTTGAAGTCACCATCTTGAGTAAAGCTACGTCCAATTACACTACCTGTTTGGAAGTATAACCTAAGTGCATCCTCAGGATTGTATGCGTTACCTGTACCTAAGTCAATCTCATTTAAACCATCAGCATCAATGAAGACACCATCAGGTACTGTACGAGCAATAACTTGTTGTAGTTTTAAGTGCGTGATTTGAATCAAGTCAGCAAATGGTATCATCCTTCTGCATAATGACTCAATAACACCTTTGTACATACGAGGTGCACAAGCAACATAGTTTGGTAATGCGTGTTGAGACGCTGACTTAGGGCGAACCATATTCTCAGACATCTTCCATTGGATTAAGATATTGGTACCCATTACCATAATACCTTCATACCATACGTCAATGGTTTTCTCAATCTTCTCGAAGTTACCTTCCTCCATCATTTCAGCAGGAGGATTAAATGTTTCGTCTTTCTCAATTACTCGAGAACCACCACCTTCAAGTTTCTTCTTTTTATAAATAACTTTCTTTGTCGTCTTGTAGTTGAAATACATCAACGTGCAAGTATCACGATAGAACAAACTGTTCTCGTAAAACTGTGCTACGTTATAGTAATCATACCAAGCCTGACTATATTGTGTAATTTCTTGTAAATCTTCTTTAGTTAAAGATTGGTCAATCTTCATCAGTTCCGTAATTGGAACAGTCTTAATCTCTCCCCAATAAAAACAATCTTTAAAGAATGGGTCTTCAGTATAACTGTAGACAATGTTGGCAGGGTCAACGTAAGAAATTTTAACACCTGTCCCTTGTAAAAACTCGTGCTTAGCTACACCAATACCAATAACGGTAACGTCATAGTCTAATCTTTTTCTAATATCATCATAATGATTCTCATCAAATATTGTGTTGATTGCTTCTTCTTCTGCTATCTCAATTGCAGGCTTATAATTAAGCTGCATATATAATGATAACTCTTCATCAGTTTCAGGAAGAGCATCAGGGTCCATCATAAATGTATCAACACCTGTCTTGTCTTTAATAGTGCTCAGAATATCTTTTGATACCATCTGAGCCTCAATCACCATCAATGGCTAATTCATTCTTGTATTTACTAATTGGTTGTTCACCACGAGCGTATAGTCTTAGTCTGCGGAAATCCTTCCATTGACCATAGTATCTACACGAGTTACCATCTTTACGGAACCACTCATATTGGATGGCTTGCCCAACTTGCAAACCAAATGCATCAGACGCCTTCTCTGCATCAGTTACTAACTGACTTGGGAATGATGTGGTGTTTATGTTGATTGTTACATTTTTCATCTAATCAATTGACTTGTTGTTCCTTCGTTTTTATATTTAGCGAAGTTAATAATTAATTTCGATTCTTTTTTCTCCGGCACATACAGATGCTTTTGATTAGCCATAATGCACAATCCTGAACTAATAGAGGCATCAAATTTCGTTCTATCGTTGATGTCAAATTTAGCCCAATCCTCAAGTGTCCTTGTGAATGGCATTGTCCCCATCTCTTCGGGGTCTCTATATTTAGCCTCTAAATCTAATCCTACAAACTTTTCGATGTAAGACTCAATTGCGGAGGCGTGTGCTTGCTTTACGTCTTCTGATGAGTTTGGAATACCACCAAGTTCACGCTCAGTCTTTGTTAACTTAGCCATTTGCTTATCCGGTCTATTGATAGAGAAACCTCGGTATCCTCTATTTTTTATATGGTATAAAAGTCTTGGCTTATTATTCTCCACTAAGATAGGCATTCCATAGAATATACAAGCCATAAGCACTTCTTCAAAGAATATTTCTGCCGTTTGTGGACGAGCAATATACTCCAAGAAAAATTGATTGGTTGGTGCGTCATCCATATGAAACTTAGTCATACCGTGCAATGCACCATTAGACCCACGTCCCCCAACTACTGCTGAGATGTCATACGAGTCACAACCAAAAGACCCAAGATGCTCGTTGCCCGGATATTTTATTCCATTACGTATGTGAATATTATTCTGCATATGCTTGGGCGGTGCCCAAGAAATATTAAACCTACCTCTTGAGTCAGGCGTCCAAATAACTTGCGTATCCTTTATGCCATCCTTCCACGAGAATGACCCACGAGTAAGGTAATGTTCCTTAATCATTGAGTCGTTATAGTCAATCTGCTGATAAATCTTTGTAAGGTTAAATAACGCTTGCTTGCTCTCATCACGGAATGCGTGAGACTGCGTTCTTGGGAACTGACGATAAAACTCGTTCAATGCATCGGCATCACTTTTTAGTGACTCAACCTCCGCTTCCCAATAGTCAATGGCTCCATTCTTAATCCAATTGCCATCAACTCCCATAATGGGGTCAACCGGCTTACGGAATACAGGATGACCATACCTATCAATGAATCCTTCCATATTCCACTCCATCGGAATAAATATGGCGTATAAACCACTTTTAGTCTGCCCATTAGCGTTACGATTCTTCACATTGGAATCCTCGTAAATATCTTTATAGTTTTGCCCCCCTTTGCTAAGTGCATTTGAAGTAGAACCCATCATACACTTGCCGATAATTTTACTACCCAAGCGAAGACAGGTTTTTGTTACACGCCAATTCTCCTTGATGTTTACAGGCTTAGTCCACTTAGCAGACTCATCGTGAGCCAAGAAAAGCAGCTTCTCTCCATCATAACTATTGTCCTCTGTATTCTTCCAATCTATTGATGTATCAAGTCCATCGACATCATTGTCGTCAGTCTCGTACATATTCTTCTTGGTAATCTTTGCTGCCGGAACTCTATATGCCAACTCAGTCTTTGGCTTATCCATACCATCCATCACAGGCTTGAAAAAGAATGGAAGGCGGCTATTGATAGGAACAACCTTGTCGGTGAACATCTTTTTAGCATCGGCACCCGTCTTAGACAAGATACCTATACGTGCGTCACGTGCGAGTGTACCTACGTTAACGCACTCAGATGATGACATAAACGAGAATCCCGAACGTCTAATCTTAAGATATATCATACCAAATGACCTCGGGTCTGCACGACAGGCTTCCCAAAATATCCAATAGATTCTATTAGCTTCTCTAAAGTCAGGATAACCAATGTCAATACTTGACCACTGCAAATACATATAATGCGAGCCGGTAATATAGGTCTTTACTCCTTTATTCATAAACCAAAAGCCTTGCTCTCTATGGTCAAACTCCTGCTCGATATAATCTACCCAACGGTCTTTAAATTCTTTTGGCTTTTCATTCCACTGAAATATGGATTGTATTTTGGCTAACTCACGGGGAAGTTCTTGACGCTCCCAATATTGTTCAGCGTTAGCGGAGTGTCTTTGAAGACACTTTTCAGGCGTTAATGGAAGAGCAATGCGTAATCCCTCTATCTCATATATCTGACCTATTTGCCCGGTCTTTGAAATAACAATAACATCGTATTGGTCGTTATAGCCATATAGCCACGACTTCACTCTATTCTTGTTAGAGATGACAGCCGGTGGGATATAATCCTTTAACACCCTGCATAAGCTATTGTTTTGACCTTCGTTCTGCAAATCCTTGTTTTGTATCTGTTTTACTTACTCCACGTTCTGCGGAGTCTAAGTTTTCTTTCTCCAATTCTATTCTACTTAAAATCTCAAATGCATCAAAGATGGCTAACTTCTTAGCCGCTGCTGCATTCTTCATTTTATCTGCAGACACATCTGTGTCTGACTCGGTATCAATAATATCCTCTTCAGCTACTTTCACAAGATGGTTGACAGCTTTATATCCGGCTTCAATAATGCGTAGTTTTATTTCTTTAGTGTCTCTCATTATTTTAGCTTTAAAAATATAACTTGAACCAATCTTGCTGTTTGTCCTTCTCCAAAGTTCTTAAATAAATTCCTCGAGTGCGGAGCGTTTGAGTCAAACGCTATCATACGATTGAATTTAGAGTACATCGTTAAGAGTGGCTTCTTGTCTTGGTCATAAATGGTTGTGCCATCATCCTCAGGAGCCTGCTCGTTTAGATATAAAAGACAGGTAATATCACCCATCATTTCATCAGTATGTACAAAATTCGGTTCTTCTTGGTTCAATGGTGACTTACGAACAAAGTTTAAATCTACTTTGTAACCAAAAAATAGTTCACTGACGTATTTTGCAAACTCATCGTTCTTGTCTCGTGGCTGAATGTTTTTGAAAGTGTATTCACCATCTGCCACGTCTTGAAACCCGTGCAAGTGTATATCTGATACATAAGATAATGGGTCTTTAATAATGTTGTCGAATGTAATTAGATTCATAATTTCATTGTTATTTGGTGGTCATACATCCTATATAACTTCTCGTCATCTACCGTAAACTCGTATTCGCTATCAGGGCTAAAGCATACCATATCTCCTGCCTTTATACCACGCTCAAGTAAATACTCGTTAGGGTATTTCATTATACCAATAAGAGGCTCGTTGGTAAATGGTTTCTTGATATAGCTTTCTGTAGCCGGAACAGGTTTGACAAAGCAGAACCTATCATAAGCGTTCCACGTGGAGTCTTGTTTATACATAAAGAATTGCTCAGTCTCAATAAAGAATAAGTCGTCTTTAAAAAAAGACTTACCACTCTTTTGCCTACCCCTCATATCGTTGTAAAACTTGAATACGTTATGGTGCACAAGTAAAGTGTCACCTTCTTTGATGGGACCTTTGTAACCCAATGGAAGTTCTACGACCTCTGCAAATCGGTTAGAGAACTTATGGTCCTCCTCAGAAGTGCTGACAATAAAGTCAACGCCTCCTATCTCTTTTGTGTTATCGTACCTTCTTCCATTCACAGGTTTTGCTATGAAATAGAATGGAGACCTCATTAAAAGTTGATGTTATATTCAATGGAAATTGGAATGGTGGAGGTAAACTCTTTCCAAAGTAATACCTCCGCCTTCTCGTTTATAATGTATATCTTGATAGACTGCTTGTCTGAATCAAGTTTTATAAGATGAATTTCGTTCGTATCACCAAGGACTTTCTGCCCTACAATATAGTGCATAGCACCGCCTTTGTAGTCGGGTCCTATTGATATTTTACGAATGTCCATTATAGTTCTTCTTCTTCCTCCTTAATAAATGTGATTCCGATAGTCCAATCTTCAAGGAACGTAAATATCTCAAGACCCTGAGGATTTACAACTTCAATTGGCTTAAAGTCAAATTCCTTTTCAGTTAACTCCTGAATATCTTTTGCTAATTTCTTTGCTCCTTCCTTATTGAATTTATATTCTCCTTTTTCATCAACTACAAGGATTCCTTTTTCATCAACAGCCGCATTATCCAATCGTAACTCATCACGTTGCTTGTTATAGTCTTCGTGGTGATGCTTTACTTTTTCATACAATTTGAATAGCTTCTTTTGAATTTTAGTCTCTTGAGTGCCAATAACTTTGTCAATAGAGTTGACCAAAATGTTAAGGTCTTTGTACTTTTTTTTGTTTTCCATTTGATTTGATTTATTTAATGTAAAAGTAATGAAAAAATATTGAACTACGCAGTAGGTTGTTGAACATTTTGTGTTGGAGGAGTTGGAGTTGGCACATCACCGGTTATTGTAACCTTTAATTGACCTGCTACCCATTCCCAAGCATAAGAGTCATCACTGCTCCATAATACATAATCTGCTCCAATCATAAGAAGAGAGCCTGTATTTAATTGAAGACCGGTATCATTTTGTAATACAAAGGCAAAAGTTGCACTTGTTCCCAATGTAACATTAGTTGCATAAGTGTTTAATACGGTAGCATCAATTTCTTGACCTTGGTACCAAATTGGTTGTGGTTCGATTGTTTTCATTTTATTTTGTTTTTAAGTTTTAATAATTTTTATACAGGGCAAACAGGTGGAGTGACATTATTAGCAGTTAAATAAACACCAACATATATAGGAGTTGGACTTGGAGTGTAATCTACATAATCACCTACTGTTATTGGTCCGCTATAAAATAATTCACCTCCATAAAAATCACAAACTCTATACTTTATCGTATTACCTGAACCTGACACCCAAGACCCCCTTATTGTATAAGGTAATTCAGCATAAGGAATAGATACTGTTCCAAATTGGGGAGAACCTGCAGTTGAATTAACGTTAACTAATTGCTCTCCCAATACATTTAAAATTGTAAGATTTCCTCCTGACTGAGCACCAACACTCCAATCAATTGTAGCTGAAGATGTACTGCTACAAGTTCCAACTGAATCTATAACATAACCTGCCCCTGTTCCGTCCCAATTTGCAAAAGTTACATATTCACCACCTATTTTAAAGTATTTATCTGTTTGGTTTGATGCACTTGCAAAAATCTGATATGTTCCGCACACATCTTGATATAATGCTGTTCCTACTCCTATACTACTTGAACTTGAGTAAACTGTTATTGAACTTGTTGTAGCAGAACAAGCTGCAGTACTTGTTGAAAATCCTAAATAATAATCTCCGGTTGATTCTATATAAAGTGTATAAGCATAAGGTAGTTCAGTACAAGTGGTCAAATCTATTTTTGTAACCAACTGATTGACTAACTTATAATCAATTGGATTTATATAGACATAAAACTCAGCCTCAGTTCTTGTAATCTGTTTATTATCGGCAGGTATGGTGTTTTTAAGCGTAAACACACCCGTATTTACAGCATTCTGTAAATTGTTGCGTGATACGCATTGATTATTTGTTATACCTGCCCAACTCATTACGCTTCGTATTTTTGGAGTTTAACTTTTAGTTCAGCCACTTCTTTCTTTAATATATCCACCTCATCTTCAATGATTGCAATCTTAGCGGTATGAATCTGAGTATATGAAAGGCTAAGGAATCCTGCATCATTTACACTTACTGCGGTTGATAAAACACCTTGAACATCTTGAGCAAAATAACCAACCTCTTCTTTGCCATCTTTTATGTACAATTTAGGTTTTATTTTATCAATACCTATTGCCTTATAGTCATCTTTGATAAGTTGTTTAAGTCTTTTATCTGATGATTCATAGAAAGCTGTAGCAGTAACAGATGATGCAAAAGTTGCAACACCGGCATATGTCAATGTAAATCTTGAAGAATAATTATTCATTACCTCTAACAAGTTTCCACTTGATAAAGTAAAATCTGTTGTCATTCTCCAAGCAGTTATTCCAAATCCTGTAATAGTATCTATATTAGTTGCTCTACTTAAACTAAAATACATACCAATAGAACCGTTTTCTGTTTGTGCAGAAACCTGAGGAAGCATTCCTCCACTACTACCTGTAGTTAATGATACAAATCCATTGCTTGTTCTATTTTTAAAAGAATATACATCACTTGTTGAAGTAATTGAACCATAAGAATAAATTGTACTTGATGTCGTAATAGTTTCTCCGTTAAATGTTCCTCCTGTATATGTCTTTTCAGGGATAGTAACTCCATTAGTCAATCCTGTTGTTGTTGTAATTTTACCAATAGACCATCCATCCGCATACGCAGGGTCCTGACCGCCAAAACCTTGTTTGTATTCAGCAGCCCATATTTGAACTCCATAAGAACCTGAAGTATTTCCTAATACTATAACAACTTTATCAGAAGCATCTCTGTACCAAGTATATCCATTAGTTCCAAATATAGCATTAGCACTATTTGAAAAATATCCGGGACTATAAAAATTACCCTCACCTGCATAACAAGCTACAGTAATATCAAATGGTCTATCTCCATATCTAAATCCTTTTAATTGAATGGTTAACATATTTGCAGCATTCCAAGGTATATTAGTATATACTGCAATAGCACCTGTACCATTATTATAATTATCAAAACGAGCAAGGTTTCTGTAAACTCTATAACCGTATTGTGTGTATTTTACTCTATTAAGTAAACTATTAGTTGATATATCAAGACCCGTTCCTGTAAATACACCTGCTGCAGACATAGATGACGACCCAAATGATGTTGTTGTTGTATCTATATCTAAATTACTATACCCTGAACGCCCAATTGAAATTTTACCACCATAAGATACCATATATAATGGTCTACCTGCTGTTTCAATTCTACAGTTAGCACCATCCCAAAGACCAATAGTCATACCATTGGTGCCATCAGTAATTGAAACTCTTGCTCCTGAATAAGAAAGAGTTAATTGACCTGTCATTGTTCCTCCTGAAAGAGGTACTGCATAACTTCCGAAATTTCCACTATGCAACAATATGTACCAAGTAGACTGAAGGACTGAACCATAATATCTAAACTTCCGAATATAGAAATTAGCATTGCCATCAAGATTTGAAAACAATTGCATTGTGTATCTTTCTGATGCATTGTTGCCTCCCCATAATGGCATATTGCAAAGACCCATATCCAACGAACTAAGTCCTGATGGAACATTAGTTGCATTATATCCTGTAAAGAAACCACCTGTTGTTGGAGCGTTTGCATCTCCAAAAGAAGCATTGTTGGGTGCTAATCCTGATAAGTTTTGGTCTCCTGTATTTGTACCACTTGATGAGCCACTAAAGTTAGAAGCAGATAATGTACCAAGTATTTGAACATTAGTTGTTCCTGTTGGTATTCTAAGTACATCACTTCCACTTTTATTGGTAATAACCATATCGTGAGTTGACCCACGACCTGCCATAATCATACCATCAAGAACAGTTGCATATATTTGAAACTCTCCATTATTAGCAGTATTAAATCCAAATGTACCTACTGCCGAACTTCTAATACTTGTTCCACTAACCGATGAACTAAATGTAGCACTTGTTCCATTTAATGCTCCACTAAATGTGGCTACACCTGCTGATGAAAAATTAAAAATATCGGAAGCAGTTGTATTACCAATATATAAACTACCATTACTAAAAGAATTGAAATACCAACTTCTACCTGTTGTTGCAGTAGTGTTTGTAAGGAATAATCTTAAATTTGCAGTTGTATATGCTATTGATAAATCACCTGTAAGTGTTCCGCCTGTTAATGGCAAATAAGAACCGGTTGGAGATACACTTGTATTGACACTGCCATCAGCCATTAAGAACTGAGATGATGTACCACCTGCCTTAATAATTGAGGATGCTGTAACTGAAGATGAAAATGTTCCGGCTCCTGCGTAATCAACCCTGAACTTACTTGTGTAGTTGTTCATAAACTGAACTAAATCTCCACTTAATAAATCAAAATTTGTGGTAAACCTCCAAGCACTTAAAGTAAATCCTGTAAGAGCGGCAATGTTGGATGCTCTTTCAAGAGTAAAATACATACCAATACTACTGTTTTCTGTTCTACCATCAAACGCAGGAAGCATACCACCACTTGAACTTGACGTCAAAGAAGCATATCCGTTATATCCTCTGTTTGTATAAGAGTATAATTGATTAGCTGAAACTATTGTACCTGAAGCATATATGTTGCCTGAAGTTGTAACAGACTCCCCGTTAAATATCCCTCCCGTATATGTCTTATTAAGTATTGTAGTTCCATTAGTCAATCCTGTAGTAGATGTTATTGGTGCTATTGTCCAACCATCAGCATATGAAGATGTTAAACTATTATATCCTTGCTTGAACTCAGATACATATACTTGATATGGATAATTTCCTGCAGTGCTACCTAAAACTAAAACAACTTTATTAGATGAGTTTTTGTACCAACTATATGAATTAGCAAATACATTACTATTTGAAGTATAACAAGGAGAGTAGAAATTATTTTCTCCTGCGTATGTAGCAAAAGTTAATTCAAATACATTGGCACTATTGTAATCATATCCTTTTACCTTAATAGTAAGCATATTACCTGCATCCCAAGGGATGTTAGTAGTAATAGCTATTGCTCCTGCAGCACCATAATAGTTCTCAATTGCACAAAGATTTTGATATACTTTATATGGATAACCTATATGCTTAACAACGCCTGAAATATTAAGACTTGTTCCTGTAAATAAACCTCCTGTAGTAAAAGAAGATGAACCGTATGTAACTGAACTTGTGTCTACAATAAGATTAGTTCCTGAAACCCTTCCAATAGAAATAGTTCCACCATAGGAAACCATATACATTGGTCTACCTCCACCCTCAATCCTAATGTTTGTTCCATCCCATATACCAAGACCTAATGAATTAGTGCCATCTCCTATAATAACTCTTGCTGTTGCATAAGTTACATTCAATAACCCTGTCAATGTTCCTCCTGTTAAAGGAAGGGCATAAGAATTATAGTTGCCACTATGTAATAGTGTGTACCAAGCAGATTGAAGAACTGAGCCAAAATATCTAAACTTGCGAACAAATATATTTGCGTTGTCATCAAGATTAGCAGCAAACTGAAAGGTATATCTTTCACCACTATAATAATTAGACCACATAGGGGCATTTAATACACCCCAATCTCCTCCTGTTTGACCTGAAGGTATATTGGTTGGATTATATCCTGTAAAAAATCCTCCTTGGTCTAATAAATTAGCATCTGTAAATGTAGCATTATTTGGTGCTTTAGCATTTACTTGAGTTTGAATAGAAGATGTTACACCCTTTACATAACTTAATTCAGTTAATGATGGGTATGTAGCAGTAGACAAAGAACCTACAGTTGAAGTCCCTGTCCAATATGTAATCTCATTTGCAGTTCCTGTTCCGGTAACCGGATTGGTAATTACGCTTTGATACTGAGGAATGTTTAAAGTTGTTCCTACTAATGTAGCTGCACCTGACGTACCTGTTGTTGTAAGCGTTATTGTTGCTTGCTTATTATTAAATATATTCCAATCAGTACTTGAAAGGTATCCATTTGACGCAGTACCTGCTTGAGTAATGCTTATTGCACCTGTGGTATTGCTATACACAATCGGAGCCGTTCCACTTAATGACGCTAACGTAATATAGTTCGCACCATTTGTTAACTGACTTGTATTGGTTGGTATAGTGATAACACCTGTAGTGCTATTGTAAGCACCACTACCTGCCGTAAATGACAATGCAGCACGTGCTCTGCTATTAAGGAAGTATTGGTTGGTTGCACCTTCAGGGATATTGTCAGTAGTTAAACTAACAGCACCTGTCTGTCCGTTCACACTTACTACAGCGTCAGTATTATCTACTTGTTGCCACGCAGTTCCGTCAAATATCGCCCAATCCCCTACAAACCAATCTGTGATTCCATCAAGGTTTGTAGTACCGGCTACGCTTACAATGTAATAGTATCCTCTTACTCCAACACCACTTGCTAATGCAGGAGTGTTAGTCGCAGCGTTCCAAGTTCCTTGGTAAATAGTACTACCAATCAAACCATTGATTTGATTCTGTAACTTACCAAATGCTGTAAGCATTGTGTCAGTTGCCTGAACAGTACCACCTGTAATATTAATGCCTGTTAAGACCTTAGCCGTAACAGATGCGTTGTTTAAAGTAACTGCTGTCGCTCCCGGACCTGTACCTGTTGCCTCACCCGTAAGTGAAGTGATGTAATTTCCGGCTGCTTGCTTATTATTAAAAGTAGTCCAATCTGCAGCACTTAAAGCACCACGATTTGTCCCACTTGCAGTAGGTACATTTAATGTAATTACAGGAGTTGTTGTTGGATTAGCAACAGTTGAACTTAAATCAGTTCCACCTGTTCCTAATGTTAAAGCAGCTACTGATGTAACTGTACCGACTCCTGCACCACCTACTAATGCTATTGTACCTGAAGCATTTGGGTACGTGTAATTATAAGAATTGCTCGTATTGAAATTTAATGTATGTACAGCTGTTTGACCCATTCCAAAGTAAAAAGCACCTGACAAAGCACCAATGCCATTATAGCCACTTGATGCGGGATAGTTTCCCTGCTTAATTAAAACTCCTTTATCAAAGAACCCAAATTCTGAAAATGTTTTATTTGCTGTTATTGTCTGAGCAGTACCTAATGTTACATAATTTCCTAAATCACTTATCAAAGCTAATGTGCCTGATGAATTAGGAAAAGTATAGTTATAATCTACCGAGTTATTAAAAATTAAAATTGCACTTTTTAAAGTGTCACCATCAGCAAGTCTTAATGAAGTTACTGTTGATGCTTTATAACTTTCAATTGTTAAATAATCAGGGTCAGAACCAAATCCAACATCTCCATATTTTATTTGAACACCATTTGTAGTTTTTAATCCACCTCCGGTAATACTTGATAATGTTGTAAATGCATTGCTACCTAAATTCACTGCACCTGTTGCTCCTGTATATGGAACATATAAAGCAGGATTAGCAGGAGTATATCCTAAAAT